GAGTTCCGGAAGGTGTACGGCTTGAGCGACCTGCTTAATGTCCTCAAACCACTTCTTGAGGAAGTTCTCCTTAGCGGCCTGACCTGTCTCCTTAGCAGCCTGGGCTGCGGCAGACCCAACCTCGGAGACAGCACCAGCCGCCTCCTTAGCCTTGGCCTTGACCTCACCGTGACCGTTAACCCAGTCGCGGAATGAGACCGCTACTTCCTTAACCTTACCGCCGATGTCGGAGAAGGACTTGCCAAGGTGGTCCCAAACACTACTATTTTGAATAGTATTCCATGTATCGACAAGCGCATCCTTCAGCTCAATGAGTTTCTCCTTGAGCCACTGAACCTTCTCGGAAATCCTGAGCTTGTTACCGAGTTCATCGAACTTAGATCCGAGCTTCGAGACAATCGCCTCAGAAGTGGTCATGTTACTCAGGTCGAAGCCCTTGAAATAGTCAGACAGAGCTGACTTTCCAGAGGTGAGTTTCGCCTTCAGCTTGTCGCCGACAGTCTGACCAAACTCGTGAAGCTTATTCTTGGCCTTGTCGATTCCGCTGTGGATAGAGTCCATAGCTGCGGAGAACTGCTGGCCGACAACCGAGTTCTTTAGAGCATCCTTGACGAGCCCGAACTTCGACGCTAGACTCTTCAGTCCGTTGGCAGCGCTAGTGATCTTTCCACCGAAGTCGAGCCACATAATAAAGTCATGGATCTTATCCACGACCCACTTAATAGCTTTACCAACGAGATCAATCGGTGGAAGAAGCAGCTTCAGTAGCTTTCCACCGAGGTCCAACTTGGTGAACCACTGATCGAACCAGTAGATCGCCTTGCCAATTACCTTCGTAATCTGGAATACGCCAGAGTTAATACCCGTGAATGCTGGGAATAGAGCACTGACAATATGTGAAGCAACCGTAAAGACTACCTGCGCGACTTCCCCGAGGATCGTAGCAAAGATGTGGAATATTGAGAACAGACCAGTGAATGTCCACTCTAGCTTATCGGCAAAGTTGTTTGTGATGATAAGCTTCGAGGTGAAGTTCTCAAAAGCCTTCGTGATCCGGACAAGGCCCTCGGCGCTAGCATTCATGAATACTCGACGGAAGGCTGTTCCGATCTGTCCAAGAACCTTGACGATTGCCCAGAAGATATTGGCCAGACCCTGAACAAGGGACGCGCGGCCTCCAAGATCTTTCCACATCTGGAGGAATCCGTTTCGCGCGTCAGCGCTGGCCTTAATAACGCCACCGAGCCAGTCGCCAATAGACGTGAATAGAACAGATGCCTCTTCAAAGTCACCGAATAGAATTTCGAATGTCTCTGCCCACCCAGAGCCGATAGCTTCCTTAGTGGTGTCAACTAGCTGACTAAACGTTCGAATCTTGGTGGCGGCGTCGAAGGCACCCTGAGCAAACTGCTTAAGTTTATGCGCCTGCTCCTCAGAGTAACCCATCTCGACGAGCTGAGCCTCAGAGAGGTCGTTTGTCAAGGCGGTAAGGGTGGTCGTCATAACCTGAGCAGTAAGCCAGTCTTCCTTGAGAGACTCTCGGAAGTTACCGTCCTTAGCAATAGCCTCATCGTAGCCAGTACCCATCATTCGGGAGGTCTCGATAAGAGCGTTCCTGAATGACTCTCCACCCATACCTGCCTGGACTAGTGAGTTCCAGTCCTGAAGGTGGACAGCGCCAGCCGCGATAGCCTGCGAGAGCTGGGTGTACGCAGTGGCGGTCTGCTGGGCAGTTGAACCCGAGGCCGCTGCGAGGTTGGACAGACCCTTAATCGACGCCACAGAGGTTTGTAGGTCAACGCCTGCGGCGGTGAACAGACCAATGGCGTGAGTCATGTCACTGAAGCTGTACACCGTCTTATCAGCATAGGTGTTCAGCTCGGCCAGAGATGTCTTAACCTCGCTGAGGGTGGTCCCCTTCTCAACTGTGTTGGCCATAATGGTCTGAATGGCTCTCATTTTGAGCTCATACTCATTAAAGCCATCTTTGATGGTTCCGATGAAGCCGGAGACCACGCTTCGACCGGCATTCAGTGCCGCGACACCAATTCCGCCGAATGCAGTTACGGCAAGACCCTGCATGACGGTCATGTTCTTGCCGATGTCGAGAGCCTTCGTCGCCAGGTCACCGAGTGTGGTGTTCTTAGCAATCTCTCCGACTCGAGATAGGCCGTCAGCGGCACCTTGAAGCTTCAAGGATTCCTTGAGTTTGTCCATGCCGGACGCGGATTCCTTGATTGCGGACAGGAACTGCTTGTTATTCATCTTGAGCGAGACTACCCGCTCGTCAATAGTTGCCACTACTTAGTGACCTCCTTCCAGGCCTTCTTCGCTATCTTGTCGAATACGGGCCTGATAGCGGGATTGATGTAGTCTCGGCCGACGACATACCCGCCATTACGAGTACCGTGACCATATTGCAAGATGACGGCGATGTTTACGCCGTTGTTTACATGCGAGTTAGTCCAGGTTATCTTCCAGTTCTCTCCAGTTCTGGTGACTTCATAGTTCCAGCTAGCTGCCGTCTCGCCCGACCTGGAGGGGGTCGCCGCCTTGAGAGCAGAAACCCCCTCCTTGCCGAACTGATTCATGATCAGAGCCAGGTCTAACTTCGTCATTCTGTCAAACCAATTCCTGGTGAGTTTCCAGTCTCCCTGGCTCTCGATCGTAATCATGATTCTCCTAGACTAGAGATTCGGAGTAGATGTTGGCCACTCCGGAGACCATGCATCCGACAGCACCCTTGGCTAGGGCGTCATCGTACGCTTGCCTTGTCGGGCAGATGTGACCCCATACCGGTTTACCGAGGGCGGTAGTTCGTCTCCAAACCTCATCGCTGGCTTCCCAGGACATACCAATGTAGTCCCAGGGCTTGTGCCACTCGTTGATACGGCCATCGGTTACCTGATCTGGATACGAGTATCCCCAGCACTTCCACCCATCAGCCTTCCACTGCCCAGCGAGCCATCCTGCGTCAATGGAGAACTTCCAGATGATTCGCCCTTGGGCATCGGTCGGGAAGAACTTCTTCAGCTCCTGCCACTGGGCGGCAGAATACTTCGGATCGAGTACCGTGATGTGGCTTGAGCCGTAGGAGGCGAAGTACTCCTCGACAGTCATAAATGACTCGCCGATGGTGGTGTACTTCTTGATCTCCGCCCAGGTCATTTCAGTGACGGGGGTATCCGGAGCAGACTTGTCGACTCGCTGAAGGGTTCGATCGTGGTTAAGGAACCACACGCCGTCCTTCGTCTTCTGACAAGACACCTCGAGAGCACCTGCTCCGAACATGACCGCATTGGTGTAGGCACGCATAGATGCCTCAGGCCAGCTGACTGATCCACCTCGATGGGCGATCAGGAAGCCGCGAGTGTCCATCATTGTGTGTATATCAGAGTATCCTCTTGGTACGGCACGCATGGTAGACGGTTGTAGTTCTCCATTCCAGTATACAAATACCGGGTTGGAATTTCCAGAATCGGTAATCTCTATACCCGGAACTACTACGGCTGGAGGTTCTGGATTCTCTTCCTCAAGTTCTACCCAGGCATAAGCCTTAGCGCCATACGAATCCTTCACTGATGAAGCCAGTGCCCCGATGGTCATCGACCACGAGGATCCTCGGTTACGTTTACCGCCTCTAGCGATTGGGTCGGTACCTGGGGGATACCATACTGGTTCATCTCGAGAAGATGGTGCGTGATATTGTACAGCTACTAGATTTTTCTTGGTCTTATCTAGAGCAGGAATACCTGGTTGCCAGGTGTGTATCTTATAGTTGGATACCCCGCCGATCGAGAATAAGACAAAGTTCTCTCTAGCATTGGTGGCGACATCACTATTGAACTTGAAGTCGCCATCAAGATCAGCTTTTGTAGCCCGTTTTACAGCTACATACCCAGATCGCCCACCGGCGTCACGGTTGTATTGGAAATCCCAGCCAGCAGGAGGTCTGGCTTTGGTGTCTCCAAACTGTGAAGCATAGAATACAACTATAAGGTCTCCGATCTCAGCACCCGTACTTCGTAGCGAAGTAGTACCGAAACCATTAGCCTCAGATCCGCTACCGGTAGCTAAATGGACATGCAATCCTGGCTTAGGCGTCTCATAGACGTTGAAGTTATGGATAGTAATGTCTTGAGCCGTACCCGGAACCGCAATGGATGGCGTCCACATTGGATAGGCGTTATTTGGAAGCTCGAAGTCGAACTTGATCGCCGCATTAGTACCGCCCCGGATATTCCAGGTGGTGATGAAGTCCTGTTTATCGGTCTTCTGCTTACCTTCCTGGAACCAGTTCGCTCTCATGGCGAGCTGGGTATCTCTATCCGCCGTATACGTTATCTCGACCGTCCACTTACGATCACCGACGGTATAGGCAGCACTCTCGAATGGGGTGGAGCTGGATCCCTTTCGGATCAGACGCCCGTCACCTATTCGAGCGCCATTACCTCCCCACCATGCACCAATTACTGGGAATACGCTAGCCATTACTTGGCCCGCCTAACAATCACCGTCCCGGACGGAGTCCCAGCAGGTACCGGATCATCGGGACCGAGGACAATCATCTTCGGTACCTCCGGAATCTTGAGATTATCGACCTTCAGCTTGAGCTTCAGGTACCCCTTGAGCCACGGAATGATCAGCTCACGGATCTCAGCGCCAGGGGGATTCTCGTAGGGGTTGCCAACCGGGTGCCACTGACCACCATTTTGAGGATCCTCGATAAGATAGCCGTCGGTGACATAAAGATGACTAATGGCGAGGTTGTCCGCCTTGTCAAAGACCTTCTGGTAGTTCTCGGAGGTGACGGAGTGCACCACTGCCCACCATCTAGTGGACGGATAAGCCTTCATGTGGTCAGGAAGGATGGGCGAGGTCGGATTCTCCTCGAGGAACTTAGCGGCCGTTCCCTCGAACATCATACAGACGTCGAAGTCGAGGTTACACACCTCCTGGGAGATGTTGGATCCGGTGTTGATGGCGATCACAAAGTCCAGACCATTCTCCCGGCGGATTGTGTCGATCAGATCCTTATACCACGGAAGGCGGTCCTTCCGGGCATCCCATCCGTTGATGACTTCATCGAGGAAGACACCCTGTACCAGGTCGCCATACCAGTGCTTAGCGCGCTTCAGCTGCTCAAGGATATATTCCTTGGTGAACTTGGAGGCGTTAGGAATACCTCGGTTCTCCTCGGAATCGGGATTGATCGCGGCTCCATACTGAGTCTTGATGTAGAACAGAAGTTTCTTTGCTCCTGCGCCAAGAGCCAGCTCGCCCTGCTTCTGGAAGTCTACCTCCTGCGCCTCCCAGTCGCCGCTGTTGCGGTTAAGGATGACATACCCGAGGTTGTCCCGGAACTTCAGAGTCTGAGCCCACTTGGAGAACTGTCCGGGCTTTCCGTCCTGGTAGTAGTCAGGCCAGTAGTAGGTTACAGGAGAGTAGTACCGAGCGCCATTCTTGAACGGGTTGGTCTGTCGGAGTGCGTCTTCGACGTCAGCCTTCTCGCCGTATGTCCGAGCCGCTTCCGCCTTGGTGAGGTAGTTATCGAGCTGTGGAGTTACAGCATCTTGCCCGGCGGGGCCGCGCTCTCCTGCAGGTCCAGCGGGTCCAGGAGGACCCTGAGGCCCGGGGGGTCCAGCGGGGCCTGTCTGCCCGGCGTCACCCTTTTGTCCAGGTTGACCGTTTGCTCCGGCTGGGCCAGGAAGTCCGTTATCGCCCTTAGGTCCGGGAGGACCCTGGACTCCTTGTTCTCCCTTAGGTCCAGTGGGACCAGCAGGTCCTCGAGGTCCTTCGGGGCCAGGTACCGGGGTTCCTCCAGCGCCACCGCCAGCAGGCCCAGGAGGACCCTGAAGACCTCTAGGGCCTTCTGGTCCGGCAGGTCCACGTTCACCAGCATCGCCCTTAGGCCCGGCAGGTCCGGCGGGACCAGCATCACCCTTGGGCCCGGTAGGTCCCTGTGGGCCACGAGGACCAGGTGCGCCAGCTCCACCGCCAGCTCCACCGCCGAACGGAAGCGGTGAGATCTCTGATGTGGGATCGGCGGACATGATGTCAATAGTTCCACCCTGAGTCAGAGCAACGTGCTTGACGATGTCAAACTTGGGGGAATCGATGTAGATGGTGTGGGTCCAGGCGCCAGAGGGGGTTACTCCAGCGCCCGGAGCCAGCACCTCGATGTTGACAGCGCCAGCCTGGTCTGTCCGAACCATGTGCTCGCGCATTGAGACTGCGGCACCTTCAACGGTAGCCGTAGCGCCCTTCACGTCAGGAACGATTCGGACAAGAGCCCGACCATTCTCTCCTCCGGGGATTGTTCCCGTTAAAGTACAGTATGGCGCTGCCATTTTGAGCCTCCTACGGCTGTTCGGCCCTGTCGAGCAGGGCGTTCACCTTGGTGTTTGTCTCAGCGCCGTAGACGCCATCGACCTCAGCACCGACTGCAGCCTGAACGGCCTCGACGGTCGCGTCGTGAGCCTCCTCCGAGGCGTCACCCCAGATTCCATCCTGCTCGGTGCCAACCACGGACTGCGTGAAGGCCACGCCGAAGGGGAAGGTCTTCCCGCCCCACTCGGAAGCCGCAGCCAGAGCGTAGCAGCGAGAGCGAGTGTTCGGTCCGGCAACATTGTCGGGTGTCGCCCGGACTGCACGCTGCAGAGCGCGGATATCCGCAGGGCCAGCAGGAGCGGTGTTGCTCGGGGAGTCGGTGTATGCAGGACGGATCACATAAGCGATCGACTGATTGCGGACACGCCGCCAAACACCGTTCCCAGCAGACTGAGAGCCATAGCTGCCAGACGAGGTGTTCCCCTCAATCGTCTGGAGCGTGCCTCCGCCAAGGTTCTTCTCGACGAAGCCGACGTGGTCCGTGCCGCCGCCATCCCAGTTGTAGATGACGACATCGCCCGGTCGGGCGTCGTAAACTGATACGAAGTAAGCGTCAGGGTGCTGGCGGACCTTGTTGACGGTGTAGTCAGTGTTAAAGGAGAATCCTCCAATAGCGTCAATCTGCCCGCACTCGTCCAGACACATGCTGACGAAGAGCATGCACCACCAAACAGAGTCGGACGGTCCAGCAAGCCACTGCTGACCAGTTCGAGCTGCCCAGTATCGGCCAGCTTCGGATCCGGGCTGAGGGTCATCTGGTGCATAGTAACCAATCCTCGCTGCGGCCCGAGCGAGTACGTTGTCTGCAACGCTCACTTCATCACCTCGGTAGTCTGGGAGACGTGGATCTCCTTGTCTTCCATGGGATCAGTTCCGAGGTGGGCCTGCGGAGCAAGCGCCTCCTCGGGAATGTCTTCGTGACTGATCATTGTTATCCCTTCGAGCCAAGCTTAGCTCGCCTTGCTCTGTTGAGTTCCCGGTTCCGTTCCATAATCTCGGACTGGGACATCTTCTTATCGGGCTGATTCTTTTGGTTACAAACCCGAATGAGTGTGAGGAGTCGGTTAATGTGCCATGTCTCACACTCGAAGGGGATCTGGCAAGCAATCATCCAGTAGTAGATGAGCTCAGATGAGGTGTACTCGCCAGATCCAGACTCTCCACCATTCTCTCGGATGGTGGTTGCGGTCATCGTGTCGGCCATGTAGGCGCTGATACGCTCGACCTCGGATGGGGGGATCCTATCCAGGAGCGACGGGTCGTACTCCTCATCAGTGACCATGCACTTGATGTAGAGAGCCATCTCCTCAGCGGTGACTTTGTCGTTGTCGATGAGGTGCTTATGGGTGATTGACTCCCATTTTGACAGCGCGACCAGGTTGTGCTCCAGGTGCAGGACTCCGCCGGGCATGGAGACAAAGGTGCCTGTCTCCTCGTCGAACCCGTCGAGATCCGGGATAGAAACTATAAGCATTGCAGGCACCGAGGGCCCAGGAGTCTAGGTCTCTGAGCCCCCGGTGTGGTATATCAGCCTGCGAAGTGAGCCTTGATCTCGTCCGGCAGGAGGAGCTTGGGCTCGGTGGCCGCGCCACCGCCCTGGGCTCCACCGTCGGAACCGAACAGCTTGGCCTCGAGGGCCTTCAGCTTGGTGGCGTCGACGTCGAGAGACGAGATGGTCAGCAGCGAGGTGGGCTTGGCACCAGACACGTTGGCGGGCGTGGTGGACAGCTCCCAGGAGAAGGAGATCGCCTCGGGAGAGTCGTTGACGGTCTTGTAACCCTTCTCGGAAGGAGAGGCCTTGCAGCCATACAGGACGTGGAGCTTGTAGCCCTTGTCCTGGCCCGCCACGTCGTCACCGATCTTAGTGCGGTAGACGAGACCGAAAGCCAGTCGGTCCTGCTGACCGATCTTGACGCCCTTCGTCAGCGTGGCGGAACCGTCACACTGCTCGAACTCGTCGGGGTAAGTGTAGGCCTCAATCGTGGCCTTCAGCTTCTCGGCCGAGAGCATCGAGAGGTACAGAATATTGTCGGCGTAGAGGTCAGTCGCCTCAGCGCCCTCGGGCTTCTCGGAGATGGCGGTGATACCATTCCAAGCAACGCCCTTGCCGTAGGTCTTCTGAGCCGGGTCATACACATACAGTGCACAGTGGTCGACACCAGTCTCAATACGGCGCTCACCAGTCTTGTCCCAGACAAGTGCAGCCATGTTAACTCCTAATAGTAGACGTCGAAGATGTCGTGATAGAGGTTATCCGCTACGAGTCGAGACTCATGGCGGCTGAACAAAAGGTCCTCGATCTTCGTTCGTGTCGGGTCCTCGGGATGCCGGGCAATCAGAGTAACCTGGAACCGGTTTGCTTTGATATACTTGAGGTTGTCCGCGTACATCGGATCACCCGGATGCCGCTCGTATACGATGCACGGATACGAGAGCTTAAGTGACGGGAGTGGTTGGTAATAGACCTTATCCGACCCGAGGATCTCTACCAGCTTCTCATGGAGAGCTAGCCGTCGGTCCATTATACACCCCCGTTAACTCGAGAACCAGACGGGGGAACTTCAGCTCCACATAGGAGATCTTCCAAAGTCCCCCCATCCAGCGAACGTACTTGAGATTCTGGATATTATCCGTTAGAAATCCGTCAGCGATAATGCTGATCTGGTTACTGAGGTTGATACTCCCCAGAATCTCATCGCTGCTACCAAAGCGGCGCGCTTCACGGAAGACGTCGCCATAGTACTGCTTCTCGACTATTTTGTCTTCCCAAATTCCCGGCTCGGTCTGGACCTGTGTAGCAAATCCTATCTCACCGAAGAATTTGGCCATCTATCACGACTCCGCGACGACGTTACCAGCCTCGGTCTTCCGCTCAACGATGATGGCCGACTTCGGGTGAGTCAGCGCACCGGAGAGGCGGGTCTCCAGCAGGTAGTGGTACTGGTTAAAGCTAATGTCGAAGTCCTCGGCGGCGAACAGTTGACCACCCTTGTCAGCACCGATTGTATAATCGCCCATGTTGACAATGATACCGAGGGCGTCAACGACACCATTCTTGGTGGAGGTGCGCTGCAGACCCTTCATGAGCGGGACCTTGACGATCTTCGAGACGCCGACGTAGTCGGCAAGCTCGGAGACGCTGCGGAATAGACGGTGACCCATCTTGTCCTTGAGCAGCAGGATCTCAGTGACCATGTGGGGCTCGGCGAACCAGGTCGGGTTACCAGCACCGTCGTAGTCGTCCATAGCGCGGACGATGGAGTCCAGGACGTCCTCGGTGGTGGTCTCCTTGGCCAGGACGACACGAGGAGCGTAGAGGCTGTCCTCCTTGTAGATCGGGCGGATGCAGTCCTCCTTGATCTTGTCCTTGGAGGAGGCCTGGCGACCATCACCGATGAGGACGGCTCGACCGAGCTCCTCCTCGAGCATGATCTTCATCTCGCCGCGGATGTAAGAGACGACATCAAAGTCAGTGATGTCCAGAATGTCATCCCTATCCAACCTCTGCTTCTTATAGATGGTGGTCGGCGAGGTGGTACGCTGCAGAAGCGTGAAGACCTCGTCTTCCTTCTTGTTGCCCTTCATGTAACCCCGGGCCCGCGCCTCGTCAGCCGTGATGTCGGCGAAGCGGGTGCGAATGCGGGAGAAGGGGGAGTGCTTAGCAGCGCCAACGACGGAGCTAACCCAATCGGTCTTGCGCTTGATGAACTCAGGCTGATTCCACAGATCCTTAGCCTCGGGGAAGAGGGTCTCGATCTGCTTGATGCCGTAAGCGTCGGCGTGGGCCAGGATGGCCTGCTTCAGGGAGCCGCTGGAGCGAGCATCCTCGAAGATGGTCTCGACCTGGGCGTGAGTCAGGACGGGGAGCTCCTCGGTGGTAGCGGAGCCCTCAAACACGTTCTTGTGAGCCATAGTATCCTCAGTTGTGTCGGAATGGGCGGTGTCCTCGGCCTCTTCGGTCTCAGACTCCTCCGCCTCTTCATCTACGGAATCGACGAGCTGCCCGACGATGGCATAAACCGCCGTCTTCTGCTCCTCTGTCATCCCTTCGAAGATCTCCCCGAGAGTGGGGTCGTCCTCGTCGCCCTCAGCCTCATCGGCCTCAGACTCCTCCTCAGCGTGCTCGACGTCATCCGTCTCCTCCGCCTCGAAGTCCTCATCCTCGTCCTCATCACCGTGAGAGACGAAGTCCAGCTGTTCATCCGTGTAGATGACAGCCTCGATCTCATCGCCGTCGTCGCCATGCTCGATGGAGACCTGGTCAATGAGAGCACCGGGGTTGGCGCCACGGAGCACTAGGCTCACCTCAACGAGCTCGCCGTGGACAACGTCATTGCCCTTAGCGCGAACGTGGGTGGCGTAGATGCTCATCGCCTTGATGTCGCCGTTCTTGACCATCTCTCGTGCGGTCCGGCCACGATCAGTGTTGTTGAGATGGGCGTAGGCGTAAACCCCATCCTCTCGAACCTCAAGGTCGGCATGCCCCAGGACGTTCTCTACGTCGCCGTGCTTGTGCTGCCAAACGAGAGGAACAGTCTTCCCGTCGTACGCCGCGAAAGCCCCGTGCCGGATTACCTTGTTATCCGAC